TAATGGTGTTGTCCAACAGCATATGCGCTCTATTAAGTGGAGCACGTTTACTGGCGCATTACTACACGATGAGTATGATGTTGACAAGATTAAAGTAACAGACCCAAGCAACCCAGTTCACTTCATTGACTACAATACTGGTGCTGGCGTGTACCCAGTCTATGCAATCTGTGATGATGGAACTAACGCTTACTGGATTACTAATAAACTATTTGGTGGAACTACAAAACTTACTGCCTTTGGAAAGCCATTAACTGGTGACTCAAGCAACGTAGCAGATGAGTTTAAATTGTTTGACAACAGCCAGATAATCACAAATGGTGTTATGGAATATGTTAAGCAACGATTAGTTATCTGCGCAGACAACAAAGTGTACGAGTGCGAACCCAAGGTAAGCGCAACGCCAGTTCTTCTTTACACGCATCCTTCAACAAGCCATGTGTATACAAGCATCACAGCATCTGGTCCTGCAATCTACATATCAGGATACAATGGAAGCCAATCAACAATTGAGAAGTATACTCTTGCAAGCAATGGTTCAATGCCAGTACTTTCATCTGCAGTAATTGCAGCAGAAATGCCAGCAGGAGAAATCATCCACAAGATTTACTACTATCTTGGATATATGATGATTGGAACCAACAAGGGTGTACGCGCAGCGGCTGTATCAGACCAAGACGGTTCAATCAAGTATGGTCCACTTATTGTTGAGACAACTCAACCATGCTACGACTTTGCTGCACGCGACCACTACATCTGGTGTGCAACATCAGTTGCTGGTGAGCCAGGACTTATCCGTCTAGATTTAGACAATGAAATTGAAACACTACGTTTTGCATACGCTAACGACATCTATTATGATGGGGTTACTGGACATGTAACAACTGCTGTATGTCTTGATGGTAATACAGACCCAACAACTGCAGACAGACTTATGTTCTGTACCGCCTATGCATCTGCTGCAAATGGGGCTATCTATGTAGAAGATGCAACGACTCTTCGCACATCTGGTTACATTACAACAGGCAATATTCGCTATGGAACCCTTGAGCCTAAGAACTTCAAGCGTTTACTAGGTCGTGGTGACTTTACCTATGGTTCAATGACACTTGAAACTGTCGACAAGAATGGCATTGAGTATGACCACATCTCTTACGATGCAGCAATTCCTCCTATTGAGGTTGGAACTGAGCGACCAGCAACTGCACAAGAGTATGTAGCCTATAAGTTTATTCTTTACCGCGATGCTACGGATACAACCAAGGGTCCAACCTTTAAGGGATACCAGGCAAAGGCAACCATTGCTACACCTCGTCAGCGCATTGTACGCTTCCCTGTGTACTGCTTTGATGTTGAGACAGATAGATTTAATACAGTATTTGGGTATGAAGGTCGAGCATTTGACCGAATCCGACTACTAGAAGATATTGAAGAGACAGGCGATGTGCTTATATGGCAGGACCTTTCAACTGGCGAATCTCGTCAGGCAGTAGTAGAGCAAGTTACATTCACCCGCATGACTCCTCCAGATAAGCGCTTTGATGGCTTCGGTGGAGTCCTAGAGATAACCATTAGGACCGTATAATGAGTGCAACAAATTGGGCTGGCTTAATCGTAGCAATTATAGCAATTGTATCTGCTTTTGCAGGTTCTGTTAGATGGCTAGTTAAGCATTACCTTTACGAACTCAAGCCCAATTCTGGCAGTTCATTAAAAGATTCTGTCACAAGATTAGAAGACAAAGTAGAAATCCTGTATCAGATGATGTTACATAAGGGGAGACATGAATGAAACCTGTAGCCAAGAAAGCCACTCCTGCTGCAATTGCTGTTCTGCGCCAAGCGACGGCACTCAAGCCAAAGCGGGGGAAAGCCAGCGATGGGCTCCTACCATCTGCTGCTCATATAAATCAGAATCCTGACTCAGACCACAACACAGGATACGCAGTAGACCTAACCCACGATGAGACCTTTGGTATCAACGGACATGAAGTTTACGCTCACCTAAAGTCTGACAAGCGAGTTAAGTATTTAATTTTTAAGGGACGCATTTGGAGTGCTGAAAAGGGAGACCGTGAGTACACTGGTTCCAATAAGCACAACAAGCACGTCCACATTTCAATCAAGGATAACTGCGGAAATGATACTTCCAATTGGTTCCCTTGGTTGGGGAAGCCAACAACCATCAACAAGGTAAAGGCAGCAGTTAAGCCTCTACCAAAGAAGGAGAACAAATGAAGAAGTTCCTAAATCCTAAGCAGATTAAGGCAGTTAAGGCTTGGGCTACAGCAGTAGCGGCAGTTGCCGTATTTACTGGAGTCCAACTAGTAACAGACCTAGCACCACAGTATGCAGCAATCATCGCTGCCTTGACAGCACCAGCCATTAAATGGGCTGATAAGAACGACGACGCATTTGGTCTAGGCACCAAGAAGTAGCCCTAATAAGCCTCCCAAGGCTCTTTTAAGACAAGAAACCCCCTTACCTTAGTGATTACACTAGGGCGAGGGGGTCTTTTGTCGTTTCTGGAGGTTATTCTAGTTCTTCTTCAAGTTCCTCAAGGAATAGCGTATACTGCCTGCCACGGACGCGTGCCTTGATGTCATAGTATACTGCCTCTAGTAGGTAGAAGGTACCGATACCTAGTAGTGCTGCTGAAAACGTTACAATGAAATTTGACATAGTACTCCTTAGATATAATATATATTATTATCATATAAGGCCGAAGGCCTTTATATAATTACTTACATAACTAAGTATACAGAGCCAGTACCCTAGCGTCGGAAGGCGACGATGCCACTAGCCATCTGTATACTTCTACCTATGTCAATCAAACTAGAAGAATATACACTACCAGAGCATATGTCCTACTCTGCGTTCACAACCTACTTAACCTGTGGGTATCAGTACTATCTCGGCAGACTCCTCAACAAGGAAGAAGCCCCATCCGTCTGGTCCGTTGGAGGCTCAGCATTCCACCTAGCATGTGAGAACTACGATAAGGAGAACATGTGAGTACACCGAATTCACTATGGTCTACTGCTTGGGACCTATGTAAGGGCGATGTCGACCTAACCAATGCTCGCGTTGGTGGTCGTGCTACTAAGGCTAACCCTAATAAGGAAGACCAAGCATTCTGGCAATCAGCAGGTCCACGTTGGGTGGAAGGCTACATCGCATGGCGCAAGACTAACCCTGATTGGAAAATCTGGACAGCACCAGATGGCAATCCAGGCATCGAACTTGCGCTAACCCCTGTCGTCAACGACGTACCAGTCAAGATGATTATTGACCGCGTATTCGAAGTCAATGGGGAATTGGTCATCGTTGACCTCAAAACATCACAGAACACGCCAACCAGCAGTCTACAACTTGGCTTCTACAAACTAGGACTGGAAGAACAGTTCGGTATTGAGGTCAAGTGGGGTACCTACTACATGTCTCGCGGTAATAACATATCCGAGATGGTAGACCTCTCTGAGTACACGTACGAAAAGATGGAGTATCTAATCACGCAATTCGACGCTGCCCGCAAGGCTGCGATATTCTTGCCCAACACAAACAGTTGCCAGTACATGTGCGGTTTAACCGAGTACTGTCAATTCTCTATAAAGAAGGATAAATAAATGGCCGAAGACTGGAAGTTACAAGTATCATACAAGTTAAACTCAGGCGACCTCATCAACGTTCGTGCGCAATCAGCGGATGAACTAAGTGTACTACTCGAAGGCATTGGTGACTTTGCCACACAGATTGCTGCAACGCAACGCTTACTATCGGGGGTAGGCACAGCCGCCCCTTTATCGACATCGCTTTCCACCGAAAGCACAACGCCACCGCCTTACTCAGCACCACCCCAGGCGCAGGCTCCGTCCGCTACGGCTCCAGTAACCCAACAACAGGGTGGACCGACATGTCAGCACGGACCTCGCAAGTACAAGTCGGGAATCTCAAGCAAGACGGGAAACCCGTACGCGATGTGGGTCTGTCCGATGCCTCAGGGCGCGGACCAATGCAAGCCAGTCAACTAATACCAGAAGAGTTTCCATTTTAAATTAACTAGGAAAGGGTACCAATGAGAACACTAGTACGCTCTGTAGGACGTGCCTCTATTGGAGGGGAACCTTTACCTAGTTCGTTTAAAGCATTCGAAGCGAATAAGATTATCATTCGTCGTTCAGAAGTTTCTATGTTTGCAGGTGCTCCTGGGGCTGGTAAATCAACACTAGCCCTAGCGCTTGCACTCAAAACCAACGTGCCAACATTGTACATATCTGCGGATACCAATGCACACACGATGGCTATGCGCCTAGCATCTATGATTTCGGGGAAGAGTCAGTCAGATGTGGAACAGAAACTTAATACTGATGTTGGCTGGACTAAAGCAGTCCTCCAAAAAGGAAACCATATAGTCTGGTCCTTCGAATCATCACCAACCTTAGAAGACATCGATGAGGAAGTTCAAGCCTTTGAGGAACTATGGGGATGCAGTCCTCACCTCATTGTCTTGGACAACCTTATGGATGTTGCAACAGATGGAGGCGAAGAGTTCGCTTCTATGCGTGCAATTATGAAGGAGTTGAAGTTCCTTGCGAGAGACACTAACGCTGCGATTGTGGTACTACATCACACTTCAGAAGCAGTTCCTGGGAATCCTTGTCAGCCAAGAAGCGCAATACAAGGGAAAGTTTCTCAGTTACCTGCCCTCATATGCACGCTTGGCACAGTTGGCACATCGATGGGCGTGGCATCAGTCAAGAATCGCTACGGAAGAGCAGATGCGAATGGAACTCTCATGACTTGGTTAGCATTTAATCCAGAGTACATGTACATAGACGATATTCCAGAGAACGTATGACAACTAGAAAAAGCCATAAGGCTAGAGGAGCAACATATGAAACAGACATCAGAGACTGGTTTCGAGCAAATGGATACGATTCTGAGCGACTTGCTCGAACAGGTGCAAAAGATGAGGGCGACGTTGTTGTACGCTCAGGCTTCCTTGGTGGAATTGGCGTTATCGAATGTAAAGCGCCAGGCGCGGGTAACGCCATTGACCTCAGTGGATGGACAAGAGAAGCCCAAACCGAAGCGAAGCACTACGCCGAAGCAAGAGCATTGGGAGAGACCAGACTACTGGCGGCATTAGTAATTAAAGCAAGAGGCAAGTCAATAGCAGATTCGTATCTAGTATTAAGGTTGGGCGATGTATTTGGTGGATGACTTACCAGACATAGTGGCGGTGTTGAAGCACTACGGTGCCAACATCAACCGCTCATCTGGTCAAGTCAACATCAAGTGTCCGTTCCATAATGATAGTCATGCAAGTGCAAGTTTTAATACAAAACAGAATATATTTAATTGCTTCGCGTGTGGTATGCAAGGCAATAGCATTCAAATAATTGCTAAACAGGAAAGGTGTGATATACGTGAAGCAAAGTCTATCGCAGAAGGAATTACTGGGGAGAGCAGCCAGCAAGTACGCGGGAAGCATCTCTCAGGCGGAAGATTACCTAGCAAGTCGGGGAATAACAAGGGAAGTAGCGCGTCTGGCGCGATTAGGCGTAGTAGAGGAGCCTGAACCTGGACATGAGCAATACATTGGTCGCCTCAGCATACCTTACATTACAAAGACTGGCGTTGTCGATTTGCGTTTCCGCTCACTTAATCCTGCCGTTGAGCCTAAGTATATGGGCATGACTGGTGTCGATACTCGTATGTACAATGTACTTGATATCGAGATTGCTGGCGATTGGATTGGCGTATGCGAGGGAGAGTTAGACACTCTCACTATGTCTCGCTTAGTCGGAATCCCATGCGTTGGAGTTCCTGGAGCAAACTCATGGAAGAAACACTATACAAGATTGCTTGCAGACTTCGAGAGAGTCTTTGTCTTTGCTGATGGAGATGCGCCAGGGCGCGAGTTTGCAGCAAGTCTATCGAGAGAACTTCCAGTTACAACAGTTACCTTTGGAGATGGAGAAGATGTCAACAGTGCTTACATTAAATACGGCTCGCAGTTTATCAGAGAAAAGATGGGGTTGAACATTGATTGAGATTCCGCAGTGCAAGATATGTGGCACACAATTTGATAACATCTTTGATGCAGTCAATCACTTAATGGAGGATGATGATGATGTCTTTGACCCGATACTTAAACTGCCAAATGGTTACTCGTTACTCCTCGGTTCCTTACTAGAGAAACTGTATAGGAATGCAGAAGATGTAGCACTTGTCAAAGATATTACCGAGATGACATACGCTACATTGTACGCAGCACAGACAGATGTAACGCAGATGAAAGAGTTGGTTGAAGATGCAATTATCAAGCAACACATGGTAGATATAGATGAGGAATTAAAAGAACTACTAGAGGGGGATAAGTGAGCATAGTACGCGAGTTACATCTCGAGACACATCTAGACAATACAGTTAATGAGTTGACTGAATTGCTCGTTAGTAAACATAGAGACTATGGTCCTAAGAATATCTCACTAGCCCCTGGCGGTGCAGTCAATGGATTGCGCGTGAGAATGCATGACAAGTTAGCACGCATCAACAACCTAGTTGATAGTGGCGCTGACCCAGAGCATGAGTCGCTAGAAGATTCATTTAAGGATATGGCAAACTATGCAATCATCGGATTGCTAGTACTGAGAGGGCAATGGGATAACGAATGAAAGGAACCCCAGAGGAACTCAACGAACTCCTTTTGCCATACGATATAGAAGATTCTAAAGATGCAATAGTGGTTGTGTTATTTGAAATACTTAAAGAACTCAAGAGATTAAGGATGAGTAAATGAAAATCTTTGGACCATACAAGGGCAGCAAACAAAACGGTGGGAGACCAATCTATGTCTTTAAGCGCAAGAAAAAGGACGGCACTACTACCACTACGTCTTCGAATAAGGCTCGCGTGGATTATGAGAAAGCAACGGGTAAAACCCTCCCGAAAGACTCGGAAGTAGACCACAAGAATAACAAGGGTCGTGCTGGTGACGACCGCATTGCGAATTTACGCGTTCTTAAAAAGAAAGATAACGTTGCGCTAGAGAACAAGCGTCGCGCTAAGCCTACTACCAAGAAGACTACTAAGAAAGCGGTTAAAAAGAAGCCATGAAAACTATAGTCTGCGTGTCCGATTTACAAATACCTTATCACGATAAGCGTGCCGTTGCTAACCTTGCTGCTTTTATTAAGGCTTACAAGCCAACCGAAGTAGTATCCGTTGGTGACGAAATGGATATGCAGACTATTTCAAAATGGTCAAAGGGTACTCCCTTAGAGTATGAACGTTCTATCGGTCGGGATAGAGACGAAACAACTCGGGTGCTCGAGTCGCTCAAGGTAAAGCATATCATTCGGTCAAACCACACGGACCGATTGTATAACACAGTGATGATGCGTGCGCCTGGGTTGCTCGGGCTACCCGAGTTGGACTTACCACAGTTCCTTCGCCTGCCAGACATCGGTGCTACATATCATGAGAAGCCTTATGAGTTAGCACCTAACTGGTTACTCATGCATGGTGATGAAGGCGCTATGAAGTCTACTGGAGGGCTTACAGCCCTAGGTTTAGCGATGCGTACAGGCAAGTCGGTAGTGTGTGGTCACACGCACCGCATGGGTCTGGCTCATCATACTCAAGCATACGGTTCGTCTACTCCGCAAACCGTCTGGGGTATGGAAGTTGGAAACCTCATGAAGTACAAGGAAGCAAAGTATATTAAGGGCGGATTATTCACATGGCAACAAGGGTTCGGTATGTTGTATGTCGATGGTCGTACAGTAGTTCCAGTTACGATTCCAATTGCCAAGGATGGGTCATTTATTGTGGAAGGTAAGGTGTGGGGTCGATGAACTGGGAACGCATTGAACCTTGGGATTATATTGTTGCACATGTGGCAGATGAGTATCATCGTAAATTCACGATGGTTACTCGGGATGACATCAAGCAGTCGCTCTACGAATGGTTTGTGTCGCACCCTAAGAAGTTAACTGAATGGGAAGGCTTCTCCAAGAAGTCTGCTCAGAATTTACTGTATCGTTCGCTTCGCAATCAAGCCCTAGATTACTGCCAGCATTGGAAGGCTAAGTCATTGGGCTATGAGATGTCTGACCTGTACTTTTATGATGCAGATGTTATTGAAGCGTTGTTACCAGCCGTACTTCGTGGAGATGTAACAGAAGCGCCAGTACTTAACTTAGGTATGCCTGGAAAACCATCTGCACCAGCCGAAGGCGGTAACATGATGGCTATGATGGCTGAGATTAAGGCTGCATATCTGAAATTAAGTACAGAGGATAGACACATTCTCTATCACAAGTATGCAGGTTCATTGTCGTACGGAGATATTGCTACAGAACTCGCCTTACCTAGTGATGATGCTGCACGCATGAGACATAATCGCGCAATCAAGAAACTCATCACTAGGCTTGGCGGATTCCGTTCTTACCTAGATAAAGATGAAACAAGTGAGGTAGGGGATAATAAACCCAACCATAACGAAGATGCTGAACAAGGACAAGAAACCGATTAGTGTTTCTTTATCCATAAGTCTCCCATCGCTCGTGTTCTTCGTGTTCAGCAATCTCCCTGCCTCTGGCAAGTCGGATGTGTTCTATTAACTGTCCAGGAGTTATGAGATAGCCTCTTGATGGATTGGGTGGGATGTTGCAGGTGATAGGTCTGCCACTCTCCCATACAATCTCCTTGAGCCTGTGCAATGGAACTATAAGCACT